GATCCACTATCTTCTAGTGGGGCATTAAAACTAATCTTACCAATTGTATTACCACTGTCTACAGAGATGTCAGATGTTTGTAGTGATAATTGAAAACCAGTAGCTGCTGTTGCACCTAGTCCTGTATCAGCTACGTGTGTAAGTTTAACATCATCGTCAGCACCAAATGTAAGTATGGAAGCATCACTCTGTAATCTTACATCATCTGTCATAATTACTTCAGGTGATGTAAACTTAACTGTTGTATCTGCTGCAACGTCTAGCTGTCCATCTGCACTAGAGTTAATAGACAAGTCTGCATCACGAAACTGTAATGCATTGTTTGTGTCAACAGCCATGTCTCCACCAAAACTGTCTATATAAGCAACACCATCAATATACAAATCTTTAAACTGTAATGATGTTGTACCTAAGTCTAACCCTGCATTTGTACTAGGATTAATTGAAGATGAAGTTGCTACTAGCTGTTGAGCAGGGCCAATAACTGTAACAGCACCACCTTCAGCAGCAGTACCATCGTGAGTGTGACCAGTAGAAGAATTAAATGCAGATTCAATTGCGTCATATTCACCGTCAAAGTCTGCAGCGTTGATAACGTTACCATCAGCAATGTTGTTTGCTGTATCGTTCCGTGTGTAACCTGTACCCATATTATTTTACCTTCGTGTGTTGGTTGTGTACTCTAATGTAATAGCGTCTAGTGAAAATGGGGGGTCTACGCTATCTGATGTGTATTGTAGAGATACGACAAAAGCTGATCCAATTATTTGTGTTTCAAACAGTGTCTTTAGTTTGGAGCTATACACCGCTGTTGATCCAAATGTAGCTGCACCCATAAATGCAACTGTACCTGTATTATTATTAAAGTCAATTTGTGTAGGCTGAACACTATTCTTTTGGTCAAAGTCTAGTTTTAAACTTACATCAAACGAAACACTACCTTGCGGATCAGTATACAAAAACATCTTGTAGAATGTCTTACGTATTCTTGGATCATTAATTGGCATATACGGTGTAGCAAAAGTAGTTTGGATATTACTTCCATCAAAGCTATTACCCTCTTCCATTTGATATAGGTATCCATCATCATTTGCAAATACAATTGTTTCTGAATTTTGAAAGAACCTACTGTCTGCTACGTGTGCTCTTATTCCTCGTATATCTGCCCATGACATTCCCTCGCCACCTTGACCTGCCATCTGTGTACCAAGTATGCCTTGGGCGTTTGCTTGTCCTATATTATTGTTGTAACCTAGTATTCTATACTGTGACTTATTACGTATAACCACACTTGTAAAAGATGTATTGGCTGTAATAAAGTCTGTTACTTCTTTCTGTATTGTTTTAGATACAACACCTAATCCAAAGTCACCTAGTCTATCTGTAGCACTTAAAAGTCTTAGGCCATCAGGACCAAGGAACATTACATCACCACCGACTTCTTGTATTGTATCTTTATCTACACAACCTATGTCTGTGGTTACTGGCTGTAATTGAAAGTCTCCAATTGTATTACCATTAAGTTGAAAGATAGATGATTCAGTAAATATAATTAACTGTTGTCTAAATACTATGATGCCTGTGATTGATGTTCCTACGGAAATTGTACCAGAACCATTGGCGGCTGTAAAGTCTGTATCTGTAAAAGGTGCAGTAAAAGTTAAAATATTTCCCTTACCAAAAAACAATTGACTCTTAAAACTTACTACAAACTCTGCTCCTGTTACATCTGTAGGTGCATCATTCAATGCTGTAAACTGAGAACCATTATATAATGCAGGAACGTTGATCCCATCAACTATTGCAATTTTTTCTGATCCAGTATAGTTATACCTAGAAAATCTAGTTTTACCACCATTTTCTCGTGATGTACTTAAAAAAGTTAATACTGCGTCATCTGCAGGTGAACTAGCTAGAGCAGGATCAATTGCTACTGCAGCTTCACCTGCATCGTTAACTGTTGGTGTTGCAGTTACAGTATATATTTTATCTATACCTGCAATCTTAAACACGTCACCTATTTGTGGTGTAGAGGTTAACCCATCAACATTTAAAGTAGTACCAGTTTGTGACCCTGCATTTACAAGAGCCGTACCATATGTAGGTACGTTTACAAGTGAGTATCCAGTACCAGATGATTTAATTAAACTTTCATTCTTAGCCACAATAACTGAGTCAAGAAATACGCCACACCCTATTGCAAGATAATTTGTAGTTGTGCTTGTAAACTCTACACTGTCTCCATTAGCAGGTGAAGCAGTAAGAGCAGGTGATATAGCTACGGTTGATATATTTTTATCATCATCAAATGTAACACTACCACCAATAGTATATTCTGTTTTAAAGGATAAAGCAGTATCATCTGTAAGTAGTAAAGATAAAGTATCAGCAGCACTACCTATTGTAACATTTGGTGAAGAGAAAGCTTGTACTGTTGTACCTCTTGGTATACCAGTGCCAACAACTTCCATACCTGTTGTAATAGTTCCTACTACACCGTCTATTGCAAAGGTAGTAGTTTTAAAAGTAAACTGTAATGCTAAGTTATCTGCTACAGTTATATTACTAGATAGTACTACAGTAAAATTACCACTTGCACCTGCTGTAACACTTGATACAGTTACGTTACTTCCAATACCTACGCCTGTTATAACTTGGCCTTTTGCAATAGTACCTGAAGCAACTGTGTCTACAATTATTGTGTTATCTGCTGTTACTGCACCATTAACAAGTGCAGTTGGTCCGTTTACAGATGCAATAGTAGATGTACCATTTATGTCTGCAGTAACATGTACTAGTTTAAACTTATCACCTGTTTCTGGTGTTTGTCTAATATTTGCAATGTTTAAACTTGTACCAGTTTGTGATGCACCAGTTACAACAGGTATACCGTATGGTGGTATAATGTCCTGATCGTACTTGTCATATCCCAGTATTCTTTTGTATCCACCTTCAATAGATGGCTCAAAGTTTCGTAGTATCCTTGCAGAACCGGGCATTTGTAAACCCTGTTGCAATGGACTCATATTACTTATAAGCCCACCGCTAAACTGTATGGGGAATGTTTCACGATTTGTAGGCATACGTTAAACTCTAAATGAACTGACTGATGTTGTATTCTGTGTTATTGCAGTAGACCTAAGATAATCGTAGCGGTTTACATATAGACTACGCATACTTTTTATTTCTTCCATAAACCTTTGTTGTACTACTTGTGATTCTTGAGTTTCTCCTCTAAACATATATGCAAAGTACATAGCACCATTTACAATAATGTATCGAAATTGTTCTGGTACTGTGGGAACATCTGTAGTGTTAATTAAATCAACAGGTAATCTGTAATACTCATATACATATTCGTATGCTTTATCAGGATTTTTTACAAAGCCAAACTCTTGGTTAGGTGCTCTAAAAACAAAATCAGGTAATCCTCTATTAGCAGATGTATTATATTCTATGTCTACATGTTTGTTTAAGTATTCTTCGTATGATAATATTGCAACACGTTTTGTGTCATTGCCCAGTGTAGCATTACGTTTTATTCTAAAACTATCAAAGTCTATTGTTTTTGCATCTGTAGGAAATGCATAACGCACTACTCCTGCAGTCATTGTTTCTTCAGCAGTTACATGATTGTAAGGCCACTCGTATTCATGCTGATTAATATAACGTATAGATGCATTCACCGCATCTTTAATCATACCGTACTCACCAGTAGCTGTAGCAAAGTTATTAGTTGTAAGCTCTACTTCATTTAATCTACGGTTTACGTCATTGACAAGTCCAAGATAATCATATGCCATATTAACGTTCCTTCAGTCTTAGTTTAATACTACGTTCTGCTGTACTTCCTGTATCATCTGTCATCTGACAAAAGAAAGTATACTCAACATTGTTTTGTCCACCAGATATATTTATAGTTGCTACAGTATTAGTATTTGTTTGAGATACGTTTTGAATACTATCTGTTACCGCACTACTAGAAGCGTTAGTTAAATTTTGTCCTGCATTTAATCTTGTCTTGGTATTATATAAAGATGATTTAACAAACCATATTACAGATGTAATAATTGCAGTATCTAAAAATCTTGACCAATCTACACTGTAGTCTAATGTTTCATCTGGGTCTTTACTAGGCCAACGAAAACTCATATATTAATCCTCATTTGCGTAAACAACACGATCTGCAGATGTAGGTTTTCTTTTTATAGAAACTAATCTGTTCTGTTGTTCTACTATTATAGTCCTATCACTAGCTGAAGTCAAGGTAGCAGGATCAATAAAAACTATCCTAGATTGACTTCTTACTAATACAGTTCTTTCAAATTGTGTACTGGGCATTATGCAACCCTTGGTAATATAACAGTTCTTCTTTTGTTATATCTTTGCTTAACTGCTTCGTAATCAAACTGTATAGATGTTACATTTCCTACTGGTAAATTTATTAAGGCAGAAGAAGATACACTTGCTAGTTTTTCAGTAACAGTTAGCTTAATACTGCCTAATGATATTGTTGCAGCTACACTTTGTAATGCTTCATCTACAGTAGCTTCTGGTTCTGCAATACTACCAGTTAGTTCTAATCCTACTATCTCTGCTTTAGAAGATGATCTAGCAGTTACGGAAGGAGCACCTAATGTGCCAACTACTGTTCCTAGTTTCTCAGATACATTAGGTTTAATTGTACCTATTGTAAATGTAGCTGTTACACTTAGTAAGCTTTCAGAAGTCTTAGCTTCTACTGTAGCTATTGCACCTGTTGCAGATACACTTGCTAGAGTTTCACTTACATTTACTTTGAGTGTACCTATCGCACCTGTAGCTGATACACTGTTTAAGTCTTCATCTACCTGTGGCTCTATTGTGCCTATAGCACCTGTAGCCGTTACACTTCCTAATTCTTCTGCAACATTTTCTTTTACTGTGTTGATGCTGCCTGTAGCACTTACACCAGTAAGTGTTTCACTTACACCTACACCTAAAGAACCAATTGCACCTGTTGCTGATACACTGAGTAGGTTCTCAGATATGTCAATTTCAAAACCACCAACGCTTACAGTTTCTATTGCGCCAGTTGCACCAACTCCTGTTAGGCTTACATTGGGTGCTACTTTACCGTATCTAGCAGCCCCATGCCTACCTGTGCCATAGAGAGCATCAGAGGAGTCATAGAAAGGCATTTGTTAAGCGATACGTATTACTGCAGTACTTGCTCCTGCTGCAGGAAATTCTATAGTCAAGTCACCTGCTGTAGCACTCACTGTACCACCAAAGTCTATTACGCATATTGCTTTGTTTGATGCAGAAGAGTTATATATAATACAACCTGCTGCTGAAGTTGTTACATTAGAAAATACTTCATCTGCAAAGTCTACGATAGCAGTTGTACCATCTGCTGTAATAGCAGCACTATCTAGGTTTTGTCCACCTGCAGTATAGTTAGTACCTGTTGCTTCGTCAGAGTTTCCTGTAACATCTGAGTAATTAGCTGTTGCTGCGCCATATGTACCAGACATACCGCTTTTAATTAGTGCAAGCTTTAAAGTATGGGTATCCATATCATGGACCGCACCAAGAAGTTCTTGTTTAAAACTTGTACACATTGCTGTTGTGATAGCCATGTTTGAATCCCTTTATATACAGTTAGAGAGGCCACTCGAAAGCAGCCCCTCAATTGTTTAGTTAAGCGTTGTCACGTGCTACTTCGTTAGCAGCCATGTCGCCTATATCAGTACAATCCATAAGGACTGCCCAGATACGTAGCTTACCTGTAGTCATTGCAGTACCTGATTGTGTTGCAAGAGTTAAATCAATATTATCATTTGCCACACACATAATAGGTTGGAAAGCAGCAGCGTTCTGTGAAAGAACCCCTGCAGCAGTACCAGATGCGCTATTAAAACCATCAACGAAAGCATCTGCATCTACACCAGTTCCAAGATCACAAGTAGATGTACCTGCGCTTGTAGCTGTTACGACTTCAATACCTGCATTGAGGATCATAGTACCTTTTTCAACAGCTATTACTGGAATAACGTCAGATGCTGCTAATGCAGAACCTTTGTCCGATAATGCTGTTGCCATGTTTAGTTCAGTTTGAACCATATATGGATTGCGACCACGTTGTGAATTACCACGTGCAGAAGCTAAAGTGTTGTCACCAAGTGCCATTAATTAGTCCTCCCTATCGCAAGTTGTAAAGCGCATTTACCAACGCTTCAGGGCGTAGGATTTTGCGACCATATAGATGCATACCACGAACAATGTCAGCAAAGCTGTCAGGGTCACGATATGTTTCTGTCTTATTGATCTGCTCTGCAGTAGCAACGGCTGAACTGTGACCACCTACGATAAGACCGTAGTTAGTCGCACTTGAAGCCCCATTTGTTGCAGGACCAGTACCAAAAGTTGGTAGGTTATTAGACACGTGTACAGTAAAACCGTGTAGGTTGTTTACAACAAGACCATTACGGATACCACCAGATTCACCGAAGTCTGCATTCTGAAGACGTGAGTCCTCATCACGAAGGATTTCCATAAACACTGGATCTACAACGAGCCAACGACCAGTTGTGTCAACATTTTGCTGATCTAGCTTTCTAGCCATACGAGCAATAAGTTGAAGTGGGTTTGCTTCACCTGCAGTTGAAGGTGTAGCAGTTGCACCACCAGTTCTTGGTAGAAGTGCAATTGATTGACCGCCTGTACCTGCATTAAAGTCAGAACCATCTAACTTCATTGAGGAAAGCAACTCATCAGTACCTGCAGTTGACACAGCAACAGAACCATTAACAGTTGCGTTAGTGGTGTTGGCGTTACCGTGAAGAGCAGATTGTTTGTATCCAGACATGTAGCCAAGAACATCTTGGTCAAACTGGTCGGATAACCTATACGCAGCACGATCACTTGCAAGGCTTTGGAAATTTACATGCGAATGAGCTTCTTCAATGTCATCGACTTTAAATGCAAAATAGTTTGCTTTGTCGATTGTCAATGAAAAATCTTCATCGTCCAAATCTTGAGGAGTGATTGTTGTACCACGTGCATAGGATTTAACAGTGATCTCAGGCTCTTTGATAATTTTGACTGAATCACCCATCTGGGCAATTTCACCAAAATAATCTGAGTTTGTGATCGCTTCAACAACAGATGACTTACGGAACGCAAGTTGCACCTGTTTGGAGTAGATTACTGGTGAAAAGTTACCGTTAGGTAAGTTATTGTAACCTGCTGCAGTTGAAAATGCCATTATAATTCTCCTTTATAGCATTGAGCACGACAGATGCAAAACTAACTATACTATACAGAGGCTAACTCTACTAGGGTGCATCTTATGTAATACTGGCCTGTACTACATTCAATGGGCCATGAGACATCAGGTTGTCCGAAAGGATATGTTGTTTGCTAAGTTTGCAAGAGGCACAGGTATTCCATCTCTACAGGGGCTGTGCCACTTACGGTATACATATAGTTATACTTAAAAATTTCTATATGTCAATAGATTATCTGGCATTGCCAGACAAATCATATACGAAGTTGCCTGTACGGATAGCTTCCATAATTTCATCAGACGACTTTTCGTATTCTTGTGCAGACATTTTTTGCACTTCAGATTCTAAGATTGCTCTTGAACCATCACTTGTATCTGGTTTGCTACGTGAGTTACGTGCATTCACAGATCGTGCAGCATCTTTGTCTGTATTCTTAGTTTTTCTTTTAGTGATGTTTTTATCTGCTTTGTACAAATCAATTGCACGAGCAGCAGTTCTAGCATCACTAGCATTCTCATATAAAGCATCCTGTATTGACTGAGGCTGTTCGTTTACCCAGTTATGAAAGTCATCTGTCTCACGAATGTCCTCAAAGTCAGGATGGTATCGAAGTAACTCTGCTTCTGCCTTTTCACGAGATGCATTCATTTGCAATTCGTCTACAGCTTTAACACGTTCTTCTAATACAGCAGCTTGTTCCTTTGCTTTTTTAATTGCAATTGTTTCTACAATAGCTGCTACGTCAGGATACTTTGATGCCCAAGCCTCTATGTCTTCATCTGACTTGGGAAGGTTAATCTCTTTCTTAGTGGCTTCACTTAGTTGTGATTGTAGTGCATCTATCTTAGCAGCAAGTTCTTTTTCTTTTTCCTGCTGATGTCTGCGTAAATCACCATAACGTTTCTTAAAAGATTTCTCTTCTGCGTTCTCTGGTTCTGGTTCAGCTTCTACTGCTTCACCTTTTTGTTCAGCCATTAGTTGTTCTAGTTCTTCTTCATCTTTCTTTAGTCTGTCTTCGTTATTGTATTTTTTATTTATAAAAGCAGATTTAGTTTCTACTTGTTCTACCATTGCGTCTTGCATTTTATTTCCTTTCTAGGGCCACCGTAGCCATGTTGTCTGGGGGATGAGTAGCTAGTATATATGGCACGTTTAACGTGATGCCATCTCACGTTCCATCATTGGGTCAGTTTCTTCTGGGCGAGGTCTTTTAAACTCTGGGCGATTTGGGTCTACCCTGTATTGTTCTGGGTTTGGACCTGCAGATGGCCCATTAGGTATTTGATCTCTAAATTCTTCTGGACTAGCCATTATACCATCAAAAGCCTGACCTCTACTAGGCATGTCATCAGCTAACATTTGTTCTGTTTCACCTTCAGGCTCAGAAAATATTTG